GTTCAGCTTCTCTCATTTTACGAGTAAGTTTAGAAATTCTTTTTTGAACTCCTTCACTATACTCTTCTAGTTTAGTGTCGTCTTTCTTAGGTTCTTCTTTTACCGATTCTTCTTTAACTTCTTCTACTTTTATTGGTTCTTCCTTCTGTTCCGTGGTTACTGTTTCTTCTTTTGGAGCTTCTTTTACCTGATCATCAGGTAGATCGACTTCGGCTCCTGGACCACTAGTATCTAGTGGAACCATTTTCGAGTCCTCTTTCTTCTCTTCGACCTGTTTTTTTTCTTCTTCTGGCATAGTTTTTTCCTCCTTCTATGTTTTAAAACTCGTGGACAATGTCCTCCGGGTCTTTAATTGTTGCGATGATTTCATCATCGTTGAGTAATCTAACTTCTCCACCTTCTATTTTAAACCGAGATCCTGCATAACGAGCGAAGATTACCCAATCGCCCTTCTTGCACCATGGACCTCTAGGAAATTTATCTTTATCTTTATAACAATCGGGACCCATTGCCAGTATGTTTCCGCATACCGTAGCAAGTTGTTGTCGTTCGATTTGTTCGTCAGAGAAATAAACTCCCCCTTTACTTTTTTTCTTCCCTTTAAAAGGAAGAACTAAAATTCTCCAACCAGTTGGTTGTGGCAACTTGGCTGATTCTTCTTGATATTTTGTTTCTAATGCTAATTTAATATTTGGGTTGCTTTTTGATGTCGATGACTTGTCCTGTGTGCTTTTCATATTGCTCCTTTTTTTCTAGCAGGTTGGATATCTCCTGTAAGATGGCTTCATAAGCCTTTATTTGCCCTACGTTATACTTGTAGGATTCGATATTGTCAATACTTCCAGATGTTATTGATGTCGTCAATGCACCTAAAGCATTTCGAATTTCTACTCTCAACTTTTGTAGTAAATCTATACCTTCCACTTATCCCTTTTTATTCATTGCTCTAAAAGTTTTTGCTAAATTATATCTTTTAGAACCTGGCGGGCACGTTTCACTCCCGAATTTTTTTCCTGTGCATGGTTTATCTTTACGCATGTTCTTAGTCGCTTTTTGGATCCATTGATCATCAGACCCTTCTTTAAAACCTACTCGTCCACCTGTTTTAAAATTATCTCTTATTGGAATTCCCCCACTAGGATATAAATCCTTATTAGCGGAAAAATACTTATCCATTCCCGAACCAGGGAATGCTCTTTTATCTTGGTATCCCATTATTTTATTTCACAACCTCTGCCGTGAGTCGCTATGCCCCAACTTCCTTTACCGCCTTTGTTGAAACCAGCACGACCACCTTTTTTGTAGCCTTTGTTTAGTTCGCCAACAACTCTTCTTTTTTCAGCTCTACGGTTAGGATTGGATTTTTCAGCATCTATACGACCTACTTCTTCAAGCAGATTTTCTCTTCCAGTATTTGCCATGTTTTCTCCTTATTATGATTTATCCATTGTTGAAACAGCAGAATAAGCTCTTTTACCCATAGCTTTTTCCATGCCTTTAGACTCATCTCTTCTAGCTTTAAAGCTTTGAGACTTAGTAGACTCTGCTCCATCTCTAGCACCTAAAGATTCATCAAGTCTATCATCATAGCCTTGAGCTTTGCCACCACTAGATTTTTTCTCTCTAGAGTATGGGAATCTCGGTTTGTATGGTCTTGTTCCGAAATCGTTTCTCATAGTATCTCCTTATTAACTTAATTAACTAAAAATGGCAATACTTATTTATTAGCCTTAGGTCCGCCATTTTTGAAGACCTGAGTGCCTTTAATACCAAAGATTGCAGCAACTACTGTTATCCACAAAGTTTGGAACCAAACTGGTAAATTACCGAAATGTTTAAAAAAGACGTTAATCTTTTCAGTCATCGCCGGATCGTCTGCGAAGACCCCGTAAGCGAGCACAATTATCGGAGCGCTTAATATGATCAAGACGAATTCGTCTTTGTAGTCGTTTTGCCGGGCTTCTAACAATTTGCCCTGGTAAGATTCCTCACCACGAGCTTGTCTTTCCGCATGTAAGACTTGTGCATCCGACATTGCTACTTTTGCTCTTTGTTTATTTGCGTAGATTTTAGCTCCTGCTTGTAGAGCCATCTTCGCTAATCCAAACCATGCCATAATTTACTCCTTCAAAAAGTAGGACATATGCGCGTCGCGCGCAATTTTTAGTACCACTTAACTTCTGATTTTTTATCTTTTAACATTCTACGTTGGCCACCAACTTTATTCACAGTTGGTATTCCTTCAGGAATTTTAATCTCAACTCCACCTTTTAAGTAGCCGTCTTTATTGACGAACTGCTTTTGGTTGATGCCTTTGTAGAAAGGTTCTTTACCGTCTTTTGCCATAATGCCTCCTTAGCGTTTTGGTCCTTTTAGTGTTTTAACGTCCTTACGTTTCATATTAGCAATGTCCATTTTAACAACATCGGACATATGCTGTTTCGTTAAAGATGTGTCAGCTCGTAGTATAGCTAAATCCTCATTTTGTTCAAGCTTATCATCTTCAATTCCTTCTCTAGAAATTAACTTAGCATTTTCAATGTTTTTACGCTGTTCCATTTCTTGTTGTTTTCTCTCAGTATCCATTGCTTTTAAGTCAACTTCTCTAGATTTAATCTTTAATAACGGATCATGATCGAATTGGGAAGTAATAGTTTTCTCTTCCTTCATGAATTCTTCCATAAATTCTGCGATCAAGACCGCTTTTCTTGCTTCAATCTGCTGAGTCATTTGAACAATCTGTGGCTGTATCTGTTGTGCCATTTGTGGATTCTGATTAGCCATCTGCTGCATCTGCTGAATTTTTTTAATCTCTTCTTTAAATTCCATTTGAACTTGTTCTTGAGCCATTAAAGAAATGTGTTCTAGTATATTCTTTTCAATAGCAGCCATGACGGTAGGATTATTACGAACCATGTTTAAAGCCATAAAATGTAAGTGCGCACTAACGTGTGCTCTATGATCTTGCCCCATATAAGCCTGAAATGGTTTCATTGCTAAAGCATCAATGTGCTCTAACGCTGGATCAATTGGCTGTGGGGGTTTAGGAGGAGGTAACACTTTGTCAATGTCTTTCACTCCTAACGCTGAATACATGGAACGATAACATTCGTATAAGTTATGCAATTGTGGGTTAGACATAGCTAACTGAAGTTCAGTTTGAGCTATACTTATTCGTTGCGTCTGACTAAATATATTAGGATCAGCAACGGGAAGAATATCAACCCTATCGTCAAAATCTGCTGCTTTGATCGTTCTCTGCGCACCCACAACATCATAAGGATATTCTGGGGGTAGATACTGACCAAATATTTTTGCAAGTAATTTGAACTCATCTCTTAAAGACGCGTACAATCTTTTGTGGATTGCACTCATCACTCTTGAGCCTCGTTCTAACAAAGCTACAGTCGTTCCAACTGCTGCTTGTTGATTTCCATCACCAACTTGTGTGTCAGCAATAGATGCAAATCTTTGTCCTGCCGCTACAACGGTTCCTAATAATTGGAACAAAACCGGTGAAGGTTCTTTGTAAGGCAGATTCATAAATGAATCTTTTAAATTTCCTCCAGGTGCATCTACGTCTCTCCATTCACCTGGTTGTAAAGGAGACGCATCATCTCTGATTCGAATCCCTCTCATTTTAAATCCGGCTGGTAAATTGGATAATGTACCAGCATCTAATAATTGGCGGAGAGCGACCGTTGCGGTACGACTCAATCCGCCAATCATGTGTATTAATCCGAAACCATAAAATCCTAGTCCAGGCAGAAATTTGAAGTGGACAAAATAATCGATTTTATTTTTGTTTGGATCGTTGGGCGCATAGTTCCTTCTAATAGAAAGAACTGAGCGGCTACCTGCATCGATGGTTACGATGTAAGGTAGTTTGATCCCAGTAGGTTCTCCGGTTTGTGGATTGATGTCTTCGAAGCCCTCTAGGTTCAAATTGGTATGACACTCATAAAGAGTGTAAATATCTTCAGGTTTAGTTTTCTTTTGACCTTCTAATTCTCTTTCCTTTTGTGTTAAAGGATCGTCAAACATTGTAGGTGTTCCCAGACTAATATCTCTGTAGAAACCAGCTACTTGTTGTTTTCTAATTTCATTGCCCGACATTTTAAGGACATGAATAACACATTCAGCATCTTCTAAATTAGTAGCAGAATAAGGAACGAGTAAATCATCCGCTTGTACAAATTCAGAAACCGCTTGTTGTTTGAGTGCATTATAATAAACTTTTTTAAAGGTTGAACCTGCTAGTGGTAAATAGAAAAGCATTTTATCGAAATCTTCATCGTAGCCATGCATTTGATCCATCAGCATATAGTTCATATAATTTTTTACACGTTTTGCTTGTTGATCCTTTTGTGGTGTAGGAACACCTAAGACTTGAGTTCTTACCGGCCCCTCAGCTGGTAATAATTCTTTATAAGCTTGCGCTTGAAATTGCGTAACCGCTTCAGCTAATACAGGGTGCGT